GCTAAAATATCCATAGCTTTCGCCATATCTGGCGTTATCATTTTTTCTAATTCCACTTCTTTATGTTGCAATTTTTTATTTCCCATAAATTTTCTCCTTTTAAATCCATTTTATTATTGTATCGCCTTTATAACCCTTTTCCCATACATACCAAGCATAAGCAACAGCAGACCCTCCACCAGCTTTCATTTTTTCAAATTCGGCATTTTTTGCACACATTACACGCTCGCTAAATACATAGATGTTTTTAGGTGGATTTATATTAAACAACTCCTTAAAACGAGCTTTTCCTTCAAGAAAAGTTAGTTTGAGAAACATATAAACTTTTCTGCCTTCAGACACCAAATCTAAAGCGTGTAATACAAACTCTTTCGCATATTTATATGGCGGATTTGTTAGTATGTCTATATCTTTTCCAACATTTTCTTTTGTAAAGTCAAAGAAGTTTCTAGGAGCAGTGCCGCAACCTCTGTCTACAATATCTGTTCCAAAAGCATTGTATCCTAATTCTTGCAACCTTTTTAAAAGATGCTCTTCGCCACACGCACACTCCCAAATATTAAAGCTGGGCTTTTCTACTTGTAAAAGTTTGTCTATTGCAATCGGATCTGTTGCGTAAAAATCTTCAGCCTGTCTCTCTTTGTCTGTGTGATTGCTCGCACCAATAGTTTTATATATGCTATTTATGTTTCCGTTCCAATCTTTCACTTTAAACAGCCTCCTTTGTAAATAAATAATTTTTCGGTTTTTTTAACCTTTTTTCTGTTGTTTAATCCGGATTGAACTTCTAGCTCCCAAATACACTTAAAATCTTCCGGAGCTTCGTTTTCAGAAACGACAACAATGTGCTTTTTGATTGCTCTCTAACCCAATCCCAAAACTCTTCGTGATTAAATTTTGTGCTGTAGCCAACCCCATTTTTATACGGAGGATCACAATAAATTAAGCTTTTTTCACTTAAATTCATTTTTCTATAGTCGGAGCAGAGAAAGGTGGTAGGCTTTAAAAGTGGTAGCTGATTTTTAAAATTGTTTATAGCTTCTTTATAATAATTTCTAAAGCCGTCGCCTTTCGTTTTTGTCTCTGCACCATAGCAACCACCATAAACTCTTGAATTATAACTTCCAAATAACATAATAGCTGCATAATACCAATCTTGATACTTTGCTCGATTATCTCTAACATCGTAATAATGCTCTTTTGTTAATCTTTCCGGCAAATACTGCAGTAAGTCTGGTTTTTTTGGAATTTTATCTAAAAGTATGATTGGAATTTCGTCTATATCATAACCAATTTTGACTCTGTGCTGAATTTTGTCTAATATGTTAGCACCACCAACAAACGGCTCTGCATAACAAGCTACATTTTCTTTGTTTATAATTTCTTGCAAGATAGGAACGATGTATTTTGCCAATTTTGCTTTACTCCCTAAATATTTCACTTGCCACCTCCAAGAACCTCTGCAAGTTTGCCATTTAGGCTAGCCTTACTTAAAAGAATACTCTCGAGACAGTCTGTAAACAGTCTCTTCTGAGCTAGAGTGTTGTGTTTGTATTTGTGATATTCTTTGCGAGCCATTTTAGCCTTAAAATATTCTGTAGCTTCTTTTTGTAGCTCGTCCATATCTACACCAGCAATTTCGCAAGCTTCTTTAATTGTCATTTCACACCGTCCTTCTCAATCTTATCTAACAGAACATATACAGTCTTTTTACTTAAAGCTTTTAAGTTAGATTCGATAATCATTTTTATTTTCTTGTAAGAAGTGATATTGTCGATTTTATATTTAGAGCAATTTTTATAAGTGTTATGGTCTGAGAATCTTATTGTTTTTGTAACATCTTTATCGTTGACTAAGGTCAAATAAACGCTGGCCGTAGTATTGCTTAGTTTGAAGCTGTATGTTACAGTAGGGAACTCTTGCTCCATAACTTTTTTAATCTGATTACAAACAAGCTCTTGAATTTGCTGTTTTGGATTCTTTGCAGATAATCCAGCATAGTCCAGCTCTTTCTTAAGGTTGATTTCCAGTCTGCGTTTAGCTTCTTTTACTTTAAGAATTTTAATCTCAATATCTTTCTTCTGTTTCTCAGATGTATATTTTTTCTGAGTGATTCTGTCTTGATAAACTTTAATAGCATTATCAAACTCTTTTTTGTTTTTGAATGAGATTTTTTATTCTAGGATTTTCTTTAGCTTCTGGCTTCTTTTTCTTTCTATGAAGGATAAGCTGTTCTATTTTGTGTTGATACTTAAAGATAAAGAAAATATCAATTAAGCAAACATTTATTAAAACAAACCAGTCTACTAGACTTAAGAGCGACCAATCTATTAAGCCGCCACCTAAGAAGCAAATTGTTCCTATTCCTACAGTTCTGAATACAGCTGCAACAATAGCAAAATACCAATATCGCATTTTAGTCATACCAGCCACTAGACATAAAGCGTCGTCTGGGAATATAGGGAATAAAAACATCAAAGGCAACAGCATTTTAGACTTCATATCTAAAAGCTTCTGAGCTTTTTCTAAGCTATCTTTTCCTACCAGCTTTACAGCTGCTTTTTCTCCTAGCGTATTTCCAATAACAAACATAAGAGAAGAAGAGAGAAAAACCGATATAGTGGATATAATAAAGCCTTCTAAAGCTCCAAATAATATAATTGATACTGCTATGAAGGTTGCTGAAGTTCCCGGAATAAAACATAGAAGAGTAGAGCATAATATAAATAAAACAATAAATACAATCCAGCCTAAAGCTCCACATTTAGCTATAATTTCTCTGATTCCTTCTATACTTGTTACGCCAAGTGCTCTGAGCGTGAAGTAAACACCCACACTCAAAGCAGCTACAGCTAATATAACAAGAAGGATTTTAATCCACTTCTTCATAGGCTTAACCTACTAAAACAACTTTTCCACTCTCTATCTCGTCTTTTAGTTGTTCTTCAAAATATTTTGAGATATTTTCTTTAGCTTTACGCTTCCAAGCGCCACCGTCAGCTTCAAAAAGAGCAAACTTTGAGCCGTCTCCAACTCTGAATAAAAATTCACTTGTAGGCTGTTCTACTTCTATAAAAGTTCTGTAAGGTGTTAATTTTCTGATAGGCGTTGCTTTAACAGCGCTGCTTAGCGAAGTTCCTTGTTGAGCTGTGATTTTTTGAGTGATTCCGTCGTCTTCAGTTTCTACAGAGTTGTTGTTTGTAATTTTCTTAAGCATAGCCAACATTTCTTTTGAGTCTTCATTTTGAACAAATTGAGAACGCATAGCTATTACAAAGTCTTCAAAATTGTGGTAGCTTCCAAATCTAAATTTAGCTGCGTCGCTTTCTGCACAATAAGGATATTCTCTGTCTTTATGTTCATTTGTTGTTGTAAATACTGATACTTTTTCAGCGCTTACAATATTTATATAAAGTGGCGCTTTGAAAATTCCACCTTCATTTTTAATCATTTTTACAATAGAAGCTAGGTCGTTAAAGCAGATTTTTTCCACTCTATCTTCATTTCTAACTGGTCTAAGACTTTGGTTTGTATATTTTTCTCCATTGATTTCTACAAGTGTAATATTCTCGTCAATAATTTTTTTAATATCGTTTACTATGTTTTCCATAATTACATATCCTCCTCAGTTTTTGTTTGTTTTAATTCGACATATTTTGTTTCGTGGACTTCTCCAAATAAATCTGGCTGACCGTCCGGAATACCAGTAAGCTCATAACCGGCAATTCTGTCTCCCATAGTTTGAATAGCCATTTGAGTATGAACTGCACTGGTAGGGCTAAGCTTTTTCTTTACAACTGTTTGTAGACTAACAGCTTGTCTATTGTTAATGGGCGATATAGTTATTTCTACAGTCAGTTTTCTAGGCTTTTCGTCAGTGTTTGGATTTTTTATGTTTTCCATAACCTTGATAAGTTCGTAATTGATTCTTTCTGTCATAGCTCCATTTGCGAAGTCTAAGACACTATTTACTTGTTTCATTTTTGCCTCCATATAACAAGCCTTTTATACTTGTTAATTTTTTATTGATTTTTTTAAGTTGTGATTTTTTTATAAGCAGAGCCTTTCTAGCTTTCAATACCCAGATTTCGTCTCTAGGTTGAATATCTTCGCCATTTTTAGCTCTAAGCTCTTTTTCTTTGTTATCCATTAGCTGAAGCTTGATTTCTTTTATCTCGCTTTCTAGGATTTCTTTTTTTCTTGCAAGAGCAAGTTCTTCGTCGTGAAGCATTTCGTCTCCAATTTGCTTTTCCTCAAGCTCTTTTTCTTGAGCTTGTCTTTCTAAATTTTCAAACATTTTTAGATTTTCTCCTTTTAGATTCCTAGTTTTTTTGCAGCTTCGCTTTTCTTTTTGAGTTCCATACTTCTAAAATCGTCGCCTTCGAGCTGAATAACTCTAGTAGACATTTCATTGATTCTTTCGATTATGGCTTTATCTAAAAGAAAAGTTCTGGCTAGTTCTGGTATTGAATAATTTGAGCTGAATATTGTAGGTTTTCCGTTGTTATATCTAGCATTTAAGACTTCCAGCAAAACTTTTTCTGCAAACTTAGCGCTTCCAGAGTTGTTTTCTCTGCCTAAAAACTCTTTGCCTAAATCGTCTATAAATACAAACGATTTATTTTCTAAAAGAGTTACTAACTTAGCTTGACCTAAAGCTGCGTCGTCTGAATAGCTTCTTTGAATCTCGGCCAGCATACAAGGAACAGAAGTATATATACAACTATATCCTTGAGCGACTAGGCTATTGCATAGGCAAGCTAACAAGTGAGATTTTCCGGAAGAGTTGTCGCCGTAAACATATAGTCCAATTCCTTGACTTAAAACATCTTTAGCGTTTTTAGCGTAGTTTTTACACTTACTATAAGCTTCAGCGTTGTGTTGAGTTATAACTGCCGATTCAAATCTTGCGTCCAGATACTTTTTGCCAAGCATTGAAAGCTTTTGATTTTCCTTGAAGCGTCTGATATTTTCTCGAACACGCTCTTCTTCTTGTTGTCTTTCCAGTTCTTCTTGTTGACATTTACATCTGACACGAAAAATCTTTTTGTCAGAGCCTTCACCAATAACACAATATCTTTCTGTTTTACATTTTTTACACATAGGAAGTCCGTGTTTGTCTGGATATTCGTCTTCTTGAAGTTTGTTACGCTCTAAAAATGCAGTAGAGAACATTTTTTCAATTTCAATTTCCATATTTTTATTCCTTCCTTTCATACTTTGAAGCGTCGGCTATTTTAGTTGACTGACAGTTGACCGAAGCGTTTCTTCGCTCCCAAGTTCTAACACAGGCTTTCCAGTCTTTCATAGGTTGATTTCCTACTTTCCAGCCTTTAGATGTATAGAAGTCAATAAAGCTTTGAGCGTCAATTCCATTTTTCCTTTCTTGACAATAAGCCTTAACATCTTCTAAAGAAGGTCTTGAGAAGCGCTTAACAGAAGAATTTTCAGAAGAGCCGGCAGCTTTAGCGCCGTTTTCTTCTTTATCTTTATCTTCTTGTATATCTACTTCTAATTCTTTTTCTTTCTCTGTGTTACAGTTTGTTACAGTGGTGTTACATTGTAACGATAATCTGTTTTTTTCTCTGAGATTTCTAACTCTTTGAGCGCTATCACACTCGCTGCCAATCATTTTATTTACTTCACTCATAAAGATAGTTGCGTCGTCCAGAATTTCTACCATTTGAAGCTCTGTAAATACTCTCATAGCATTTCTGACTATATCTATATTTGTGTTAGTGATTGTAGCTAACATTTTCTCGCTGTAGGGAATAGCGTCGCTGAATCGTAGACTGCCTTCGTGGTCTACACTTTCACATAGAAGTTTTAGATAAAACAAAATATAATCTTTGCCGTTATCCATTTCTTCAATAATTTTTATATCGTGTCGCTTAAAAAAGTCTTTCTTAAGCTTCAGCCAATAATATCTTTTTGTTTCTGACATTGACTACCTCCTAAAATGGAAGGTTGTCGTCGTCTACCGGTGTAAATTCTGGTATTGCGCCACCTTCTTCATTTTTCTTTGTGCTTAAGAATTGAACCTCTTCAGCAACAACTTCTGTAGCATATCTCTTAGTGCCGTCTTGACCGTCATAGCTTCGTGTTTGGATTGTTCCAACAATTCCTACTTTGCTTCCTTTCTTAAGGAATTTATGGCAGTTGTCAGCTTGACCTCTCCAAACAACAATATTTATAAAATCTGCTTCTCTTTCTCCGTCAGCATTTGCAAATCTTCGTTGAACTGCAATAGAGAATCTTGCAACTGATATTCCAGAGCCGGTTGTGGTTAATTCCACATCTTTAGTTAAATTTCCTATTAAAATTGCTTTATTCATAGTCTTACTTTCCTTTTGGTGTAGTAATTTCAGCAAGAGCTACACTTTGAACATAAATTTGCTCGCTTTCTATCGCTCTGTTGATTCTCTGAACTCTTCTGTCAATTTCGACTCTTTGTTTATCGGCAACTTCTTTTAAGAATTGACTTTTGTTTTCTAATTTTTTAAGTTTGGTTTCAATAGCAGAGTTTTTCTCGTGCATTTTATCTTGAATCCTTTGTTTTCTTATAATTAAACGGCGTTTTGAATCTGCCAATTTGTCGATTTTACTTCTAAAGATTTTCATAATAATTCTCCTTATTTCTTATAAATTAAATTTTCTTTGCTCCAGTCTGGATATTTAGATTTCAAATAATTTTCAATTTGATTTCCAATCTTTTCCTTTTCTGCAGCTGAGCCATTATCGAATTTATAATGGCATTTATTTTCTGTTAGGTTAGTGCATAATGTAACGATATTTTGTTCTATTCCAAGTCCACCGTTAGCTCTTGAGATAAAGTGAGCGTTAGGCATAACATTGTATCTGTTACCACAAACAACACATCTTCCGTTGTCTCTTTCCCAGACAATATCTTTGACTTTCTGTGGAATATCACAAGCTTTACTGCGTTTACTTTTCATAATTAGCCTCCAAGTCAACTTTGATAAAATAGCATTTTCGTCTACGGCAGTAAGTTTTACGACATATCATACAGCAAACAGTTTTATAGGTTGTCTCTGCATATTTTGCAATCTGTTTTGGATTGTCGAACGCTGCAATAGGCAAGGATAATCTATCTGCTGTAACTGCCAAATAAACAAATCTACCATTTTTCATTACTTCTCCTAAAAGCTTCTACTTCGCTATCGTGAACGCCTAACTCGTCCAGCTTCAAAAGAGTATTTTTGATAAGCTGAGTCATTTCGTCCACATCAT